CACGCTTATGAGGAGGCGTTAGACCTTGCAATCTACCTTAAACGACTGATTCAAGAGAAGGACAGCCAATGCTGAAAAAGAACCAGCCCGTTAAGTTCTCGCGCCCGGTATCAACCATGCGGACAGTATTCGAGCAGGTAGAGCAGGGCGTTATGTACCGCGCTGAGATCATCGAAAACACATCCTTAGTCCCAAACAAAGTACGCGCTGCACTGTTCAACCTTACCTTTATTGGAGTTATCCACAGGGGCGAAGATGAACACGGACGGAGCATTTACGTGATACCGAATTCCACGGTAGGCGTTGGGCAGTGTCTTAAAGGCGTAGCCTCTATCTTCCATGTCCGATAGTGCTTTACCAATCCATACACTAAGAACACCTAAAGAAACAAGGCGTTATTGCCTTTGAAATTTGGAGTACTTATGGCGACAAAGAAACCTGCACCGTTCGAGAAGTCCAAAAAAGACCGCGAGACAAACCGCTTCAAAGAAGGCAGCAAGCGCGAGGAATCTATGGACAAAAAGCAGGCCAAACGCAAGTAACTCATAAAGCGCAGTAGTTCCCCTGCGTCCCACTGGGTGGGTACTCTTTCCCCTTGAGCTGTCCGAGGGTTGTGGAACATGACAGATAAGGGCAACAGAGCAGCCAGGTGGTCAAGTCCCAATGCTTTGTGTGTTTACGCATGGTGATTGGGTTTGAGCAAACCCAGCTCTAGAAGTGGGGACAGTCACCAGCCGTAAGTAAATCCCGAACAATCCAAAGGAACTCGGAAAAATGGCATTCAATCAAGTAGCGGCTGATTCTGTCTGTGCAATGCTAGAAGATGGAAAGAGTCTTCGTGCTGCATGTAAGGAGTTAGAGCTAACACCTTCTCATGTGCTGCAATGGTCGAAAGATAACAAAGACTTTGCAGAACAATACATGCGCGCGCGTGAAGTCGGTTACAAGCTACTCGCTGACGAAATCATAGACATTGCCGATGAAAAAGAAGTGCAAGTGCGCTATGACGGAGAAGACACAACGCTTGATCTAAGTCCGACAGCTATTGCCCGTAATCGTCTGCGGGTTGATACACGAAAATGGATGCTGTCCAAGATGCTGCCTAAGATTTACGGCGATAAGTTGGACATGAATCATGGGGTGCAGGAAGATAACCCGCTGGCTAAGTTGTTTGAGCAGCTGGAAAACACACCACTGCGACCAGGTAAATGACACCTGAAAAGCAGATAGAACTCCTAAAAGATGCCAATTGGCGTATTAGGAATCTCTACAAGGTTAAGAACAAGCAGAAAAAGATAGTCCCATTCCGTCCTAATCCGGCGCAAGAGGAACTACTGCAAAACCTGCACTACAGGAACATCATTCCAAAGGCTCGGCAACGGGGTTTCTCAACCCTGATTCAGCTTTTGGCATTGGACACGGCTTTATTCCAGCGTGATTCTGATGTTGGTATCGTGGCGCAGGACTTGCCAACAGCACAGGACATTTTTGATTCAAAGATCAAACTTGCCTATGACAACCTGCCTGACATAGTGAAGCAAATGGTGGGTGTAGAAAGCAACACCACGACCAGCATGAAATTCACAAACGGCTCTGCTGTTCGTGTTGGCACTTCTATGCGCGGCGGCTCTCCTAACTTTGTTCATGTGTCTGAGTTTGGAAAGATATGCGCCAAGTATCCAGACAAGGCAAAGGAAGTGCTTACAGGAACATTGCCAGCCGTTCCAGTAGATGGGATGGTATTCATTGAATCCACAGCAGAAGGGCGTGATGGTGCTTTCTTTGAGATGTGCAAAGAGGCAAAGGCCGCGCATGACGAAAAGAAACCACTAAGCCCACTTGAGTTCAAGCTGCACTTTGCAAGCTGGTGGGATGCCGACGAGTACGAGTTAGACCCAGAGGGAATTATTCTCACTGACGCTGACAACGAATACTTTATGCAAGTTGAGTCAAAGATAGGCCGTACTATCAATGAGCGTAAGCGTGCTTGGTATGTCACAACACGCAGGCAGATGTTTGCGGGTGACAAGCAGTTGATGTTTCAAGAGTATCCCTCTACGTTTGACGAGGCATTCTCTGTGAGCATGGAAGGTGCTTATTTCGCTCAGCAAATGGCAGCGGCTCGGAATGCAGGCCAGTTCAAGGAACGCATACCAGTGTTGCCGGGTATTCCTTGTTATACCTTTTGGGACATTGGTAATAGTGACGGTACGGCGATTTGGGTCATTCAGTACATCGGCATGGAATGGCGTGTCATTCGGTTCAAAGAGGGATGGGGAGAGCCTTACAGCTTCTACGTTCAATGGCTTCAAAAGTTGGGGATAACGTGGGCAACCATGTTCTTACCGCACGATGCTGACCACAAAAGACAAGGCCAGCACAATAACAAAAGTCCTAGAGAGATGCTGCAAGAGTTGATGCCAGGGGTTAACTTTGAGATTGTCCCGCGCATCGATGACATTAATTGGGGTATTCAGCAAACCCGCGATGTATTCCCCATGCTGTACTTTGACGAAACAGAGTGCAAAGACGGTATAGACCACTTGGATAACTACAAACGTAGGTGGAATGAACGCCAGGTATGTTGGTCAAGTGAGCCAGATAAAACAGGTGGGCATTCTGAAGCTGCTGACGCTTTACGGCAATTTGCACAGGCTTATGCAGGAAAACTAATCAACGTCAACATGGGTACGTTGAAACCCATCCAATATCGACAAAGCAGGTATATCGCATGAGCAAAGGTTCTAACCGTAGGCCGACAGACGAAGACAAGTTCAAGGCCAACTTTGATTTGATTTTCAGGAAACCCAAGCCTGAGCCTAGGCTCTTTACCAAAACGGACAATACCCAAAACGCTGTGATAGCGCCGGAGAAACCATGTCCAGAATGCAAGACGAAGACCTGCTAGATATTCTTAATCGCAAGGAAGATGCAGCCGCGCACTACATTCATGGAAAACTTGGCGCTGACCGTGAAAACGCCATGCGCGAGTACCATAGATTGCCCTATGGCAACGAGGAGGATGGTTGGAGCCAGGTAGTCGCATCCGATATCCAAGACAGCGTAGAGTGGGTTCTGCCTGCCCTGCTCAAGACCTTCACAGCGACAGACAAAGCGGTTTCCTTTGAGCCTTCAACGGCCAAAGATGTGCAAGGCGCTGACCAAGCTACTGACGCTTGCAACTACGTCTTTTACAAGCAAAACAACGGATTCTTAGTCCTCTATACTGCGATTAAGGACATGCTGACAGTCAAGAACTGTGCAGTGATGTGGCGCAAAGAGGATATAGAAACAGTCTCCAGCCAGCCATTCAAGGGCGCATCCGAGGAGATGCTTGCTTTGATGCTCCAAGAGGAAGACGCAGAGATCGAGCAGGCACGCCCCGCACCGATTCTTGACGAACAAGGCCAGCCAGTTATTGACCCAATGACAGGTCAACCCGTAATGGGCTATGACGGGCGCATCAAAAAGACAGAAAAGAAGTCGATTGTTAAGGTAGAGGCTTTTTCCCCTAACCTGCTTCTAATCCAACGCGATTGGACAAGCCCCTTACTGCACGACTGCCCGTATGTTGGGCGGTTGATGTCGGTCACCATCTCTGACCTAAAGATGATGGGTTTCGACGTTACAGCCTCAGAACTCCGGGCTTCAGACAATATTGACTATTCGGGTGCTGGCAATCAAACCCGCATTTTCAACGTCGATAACTTGGCCTCTGCGGATGCTAAGTACATCTCGGACGCTGATACAGAAGACGAATCCATGGCTGAGGGCTGGCTTCGGATTGAATACATCCTTGCTGACCGTGATGGCGATGGGATTGCAGAGCGTTTGTGCGTTTACCGCCTGAGAGACAAGATTCTCAAGGTTGAAGTGGTCAGCCATGTGCCAATCGCTACCTCATCCCCGGTGCTAAATACACATCGTTGGGATGGTATGTCCCTGGCTGACTTGGTACGCGACATTCAAATGCTGCACACCGAGTTGTTGCGCCAGACGATTGACAACCTCAAGCTGACCAACAACCCGCGCAAGAACGTTCTCACGGATGCCAATTGGTCGCCGCTTGCCAATATCGATGACCTATTAGATTCTCGCGTTGGTGGCATTGTCCGGGTTCGGGACATGAATGCAGTCACCGACAACGTGACACCTTTCACTGCTGGCGCTTCCATGCCAATGCTGGAATACGTCCAAGGTATGCGGGAAAACCGCACCGGGGTATCTCGCCAGTCTCAGGGCTTGAACGCTGACAGCTTGAACAACACAGCCACAGGAAAAGCAATGGACATGAGCGCGGCCATGCAGCGTATCGAGTTGATTGCTCGCATCGTGGCTGAGACATTGGTTAAACCCATCTTCCAGGGCATCCTTAAAGTGCTGACCGATGGCGGCATGGAGAAACTGGCCTTCCGTCTGCGGGATGACTTCGTAGAGTACGACCCCAATGAATGGCGCGATGCGTACGACATGACCATTAACGTGGGCTTGGGTACTGGTGATGCTCAATCCAAGGCACAACAACTGATGATGATTGCTGCATTGCAGGAAAAGGGCATGGCTGTGGGATTGGCTACACCTGCTCACCTGTATCACACAGGCTCTAAGATCATCGAGAACGCAGGCTTTAAGGACGTGCAAAACTTCCTGCAAGACCCAAGCAAAGCACCGCCACAACAGCCACAGACACCTTTGCCGATTCAGATCGAGCAAATGAAGATACAGGCAGACGCGCAGAAACATCAGGCACAGACGCAAAACGATGTGCAGAAGTTCCAAGCCGAAGCACAAATGAGCCTGCAAGTCGAGCAACTTAAAGCCGATTTGAAGATGAAAGAGATTCAAGGCTCACTTGAACTGCAAGCGGCCAACGATGCGCGTGACGCTGAACGTGAACAAAACAAGGCATTGATGGATGCGCAACTGGCTCAGCAACAGCTTGAATTTGACAAATGGAAGGCTGAATTTGATGCGCAAACCAAGATTTATATCGAGGAGTTGAAGATCAATGCAGCGGTTCCACAAGGCGCGGCAGAGCAAACAGATTCCATGATGCAAGTCGTTCAAGGATTGCAAGCAGCTATTCAACAAATGAGTGCGCCAAAGGTCATTGTCCGTGACCAAAACGGACGCGCTATCGGTGTTCAACACGCAAACGGAGCTTAATAAATGGCAACGCTTACCTACACAAAGTACCAAATCGGTACTGAGGTTCTACAAGAGGCCGCTAATGCGGGTACTGATTCTTGGCGGTTGATTCTGTCCAACACTGCGCCCAACGTGGCGACCAACACCACGGCGGCTAGTGCATCAGAATTGTCTACAGGCGGCGGCTACACGGCAGGCGGTGTGACTTGCTCGGTGACCAGTGCAGCGCAGGTAGGCGGCGTTTACAAGCTGGTTTTGGCGGCTCCTGCTTCGCCTACATGGACAGCATCAGGTGCAGGCTTCACATTCCAGTACGTGATTCTCTACAACCTGACCAATACGCAATGTATCGGCTATTGGGATAGAGGCTCCGCGACTGTGCTGGCTGCGGGTGATACGTACACGCCGACCCTGGACGCGACCAATGGCACCTACACGGTGAGCTAAGCCATGCCAGCACTAACCCTTAGAAACGTTAAGGGTAGTGAGTTGACATTCACGGAAGTGGACAACAACTTCACTGCCCTGAACACCACAGTAACCAATGGCATCACTGCTGCTGGAACGAATCAAGG